CATTGAGCTAAGGATGTGAGCGATTGACTGTTTTTTGAGGCCGTGTACTTCCTTCAATTCGCGAACCCAACTTTTCGCGGTGACACAAAGGTCCTTCTCGAACCACTCCAGCGTGCGATCTCCCCACTGCTTGAGCAGGTGAACCTTCATGATGCTTTCGCGGCGCATGCTGGTCGATTCAGCACGATTCAGATCGGCGTCGCGTATCGGCAGCAATTCGAGTGCTTTGCGGAACGGAGTATTCGCGGCACTGGCGAGAAGTTTGTCGCCCCTCGCTTTCTTGATGCCAATGCGCTGGAGTTCGGCCTTTGCTTCTTCGAGCGTGTCGAATGATGGCTGGCGGCGGTCGTTGTTCGAGTAGCGGCCGTTGACCTGAAACGGCCTGTTTTTGCGACGTAACTTTCGGACCCAACCTCCGCCATGCGGGTCGCGATACACCTCGCCCTTACGCTTACGCATGATTTTCTCTCCATTATTGGCTGACGGATTCTGTCAAGTGCCCCCCCCCAAAAACGGCGAAGGCCGCCCCGTTGGTGGGGGCGGCGACTGAGAGCCTAGCGTTTTACAAAGTGCCCGTAACCCGTTGGCGGGCCGTGGGGCGATTTATGGCCGTTTTACAGCCAAGCCCTTGAACGCTTGAACTTTCGTCGGGACTGCAAATCCGCGTACCCCGGTTCAATTCCGGGCGTGGCCTCCAACACTTAGCCTGCTCGGCGGTCCGCATTTTACAGTTCATTTTACAGTTTGGGTTCCGGTTTTGGCCCGCCGCTCCAACTTGGTGATGGCACTGATCGCGATCTTCTCGGTGCGCGCGAGATACTTGTCGAGGATGGCGTCCACGTCGCGCAGACTGTGACCAGTGATTGACGCGATCTCGGCGTTCGAGCATTCGGCCTCGGCAAGCCTCGTGACGGCGGTGCCCCTGAGATCATGGAACGTCAGGCCGGTGATCTTCGCCTTCTTACAGACTGCACCCCACTGCTTGCGGAATGCGTTCGGTCGCCATGCCTCGCCGCGACCGTTGGTCAAGATTTGCGTCGAGGTGCGCGGCAGACTGTCGAGGATTGTTTTGAGGCGCTGTGTCACTGGCACGTTGACGCGGCGTCCGGTTTTCTGCTGGCGCAACCTGATCCACCAGCGATCATCGGCATCGACCTGATAAGCGGACCACGGCAATGCGAGCAGATCGGCTTGCCTCTGGCCGCTTTCGAGCGCCGCTATAATTGCGTTCTGCATCGGCTCGGATGCCTTGGCAAGAAACGCCGCGATGTGTGTCTCCTCCCAAATCTTCTCGCTACGGTCGGAGTGATACAGCCGATCAACGCGCTCGGGCGGACGATACAGAGTTATGCCCCTTGCCCGCGCCCATGAAAGCAGCCGCATCAATACGGTCCAAGCGTAGTCAGCTTGACGCGGGCTGCTCGCCATTTCATCACGCCAATCGAGAAAATCCTTGGTGACCCGCGCATCTTCGAGAGCCGCGAGCGGCAGGTCGCCGAACTTTTCCTCGATTTTTTTGATCTGCTTGAGATAGTCAGCGCGGGTTCGGTCGCGGCGTTTGAGAAAGTCTTGGCTCGCTTTGTATCCTGCAATGACGGATTGAAACGTCGCCCGGTCAGGCTCGCGCCGATTGCGGTGCGCGGCATAGTAGCTCTCGACGAACTCCGGCGATCCGGGTTCACCCACAAGCCGGGGTCCACCACGCCACGCATAGTGATACATGGTCGACGAACCGTCCGCCAATTTAGCCGGGACAGTATGAATACCTTTAAGATGCACGCGCATTCTTTTTTGTTCTCCAACTATCGAGCGCATTCGCTGGGCTGTTGAGACCTGATACCCGGTCGAGCGCTACATCAATTGCTTTCAAATCATATTTCCCACATTCCGGAATCGGCTGAGGCAGTTTGCCGGATGCGACCCACGCGCGGAAAGTTGCCAGTTCGAGGCCGGTTACCTCTGCTGCCTCTTTCTCGCTCACGAGACGCGGCACATCCAGCCGTCCTTTACTTCTCGTCGCCGACCAAACGGGTGATCATTGTTCGGATAGCCGTTTTCAGATCGGCAATCTGAACGCGCATTTCCGCCGCCATGTCGGCTTCATTGAGCCGATGTTCAATTTCCTCACTAATCGACCGTCCATTCCGGTCGGCATCCTTAGAAATCTTTTGGCAGAGTGGCTCTGTAAGCCGGATGGTCAAACTGCGCCGCCCGGTCGCGTATTTCGGGGGCCTGCCCATCCTGACCTTTTTGGCCTTCGGCATCGGGTTTCCTCGGGTGCTGACTTTCTGTAGTAAAATTAACACAAAAAGTCAGCCGGGGGCTAGGCCCTTTTTCCGGCGCGGTCGCCGGTCCCGACACCCCCAGCAATAAATCTGATCGGTGCGCGCCGCCTTGAACGGCCACCCGCAAACCTTGCAGATTTTACCGGCACGCAAGGCAGCGGCACGCTGCGACCGCAGGCCATTGTGGTGGGCATTGACGCACTGCCTACTGCAAAATAGCTGGCGTCGATTGTATTTCGGGTCGAATTGCTTTCCGCAATGCTTGCAGGTCCGGCCCGCCCTCGCCTGTGCCTTCTGTCGCGCTACCAGCAGCCAATAAGCGGCACGACTGCACTTGTAGCTGCAAAACACCTGCCGCACGTCGTGATCGAGCGGCAGCGGCGAACCGCAGTGCGGACAAGGATCGCGCAGCGCTTCAAATAACGTGTGGGATTTCGCGTTGCCGCCAGTAGAGCGAGCGCTGATAGGCGACGATACGCACGCAGACGGGGCTGCAATATCTCTTCGCGTACGGCGGAAGAGGAGACCCGCATCGCCAACAATATTCATCGCGGAGGAGGTTGGCGTTACAGTACTCGCGTTGCCCTTCAATCCAGCGGGGCCGTCTCGCCCCGATCCGGTGCAGCGCCACCCGCGTGATCTCTTCGGCCTGCGCATCGGCAATGATCCATGGCCACCCTTGCAGGCACAGCCGCTCGCGCAGGCGATGCCTGCGCGGCGCTTCCAGCGCGAACGCCGTTGGCTGCGCTGCGCGCATCAGGTCGGCGGTAGTGGTAATGAGGTCCGCACGCTGTTTCTTGCCGAGTCTCCAACCGATGCGCTGCTTTTGCTTTGTTGGCCGCCAAGGTGTTTTCGTAAGCAACGGTCGTTCCTCCGTTGCCCCTCATTGCTTCGGTGCGCCTGTCTGTTCGGATTGCATGTTCATCGGCTTCAAGAATTCGTCGCCGCCCGGATCGGTGCGCCGGTTGATTTTTTCCCACGCGCGGATTTCGTTGGCGCTCGCACCGCCGATCTCGCGCATGATGCGATAGCTCTGCCAGCGTGCCAGCATGTCGCCCCTCAACAAATCATCCTGATCAATCTCGATCATGTTGGTGCGCTGGCCTTCCTCCGATAACAGATCGCGCTCGAAAACCTTTTCCAGCCGCACGATCCACGGCGTCAGGCAGTGCGTGCAAAACATACGATTGAGTTCGACCACGTTGGAATACGATCCGTTCGAGATGTCAGCCAATAGCGGCAACGGCACGCGGAATATGCGCGCGATGCTCTCGGTACCGAAACGGCGTGACGCCAAAAGTTCGGTGTCCTCCGGAGAAACGCTGATCGATTGCCATTTCAGACCTTCTTCAAGTACGGCAACGCCGCCAGCTTTGTCGCTCCCGGCGTATTGCGAGACGAATGAATGCTTCAAGCGCTCCTGCCCCTCAATACTCAGGTTCTCGGGATGCGAGAGCACGCCACTCAGCCGCGCGCCGTTCTTGAACGTGGTGGCGGCGTGACGTTCAACCGCGATGGCTGTGCCGAGTGACTCGCGTGCGCGCTGTAATCGACTCTTGCCGATGATACCGTCGTCGGAGCGGTCGCGGAGGTGGAGGATTTCCTCGGGCAACAAGCGCCGACGACGGCCATCAAGATCAAAAACGTCATAGACGATGTTGCGCGTCTTCGCGATGCGCCAGACCCCAACGTTATCGGGATGCAACGGAATCAATTCGACGGGCGCACCACGGCCATCGCGAACAATTTCTGCGAACGCGTTGCCTCGCAGCAGGCAATGCCCGAGCAACATCTCAATGAACTCAGGCGCGGTCTGGATGTCGTTGGGTTGGCGGAAAAGTCTGGCGACGGGATGGAGGGCGTCGTCGGTTTTCACCCCGTCGCCAGCGCGGCGATAAACGTGCAGGGGCAAGCACGCTACCGTTTCCGCAATCGCTTGCACGCAGGCATAAACAGCGGACAAATTCTCGGCGAGATAGGGACTGACGGGCACGCCAGCATCGGTGCCGTAAATCCCGCGCATGAGGTCCCAACTCGACACGGGTGCGCTACGCCGCTCGCCGCCGATTCCGAACATGCGTGTGATCAGGTTCATCGCACGATTTCCAGAAATCGGCGGCGCACGGCCACGCGGGAGGCGCGTGGACGCTGACGCGAACGTGCTTGCACCACCGTATGCTCATATGCAGGCCATGAACTGACAATGCTGATTTCTCTGAGATCGACGCTGCGCAATTCGCGATGGTCGCCGTCCCAGCGCTCGTCAATAGCAACGAACCCGAAGGAGCAGCCCCCGGCGTTTCCGGTGCGCACAAGTTCGAGCACGTCGCGCGCATAACTCGTATCGGGCAGATCGAGATCAAATTGCAGGCCGCGATTGTCTTCGCTTAAGCGCAGCGTCCCGGCGCGGGTTCGCCCCAACAGTTTGTTGGTATCGTGATCGACCAGTGCCAAAACATCTTTGCCAGCGGCGAGAGAGGCCCCAAATGCGCCGGGCCGAACGCTTTCGACGAAATCGTTGACGTGCGCTTCCGTGCCGAAGGTGGCGGCGTATCCGACCAATTTCCGGCCGCTAACACGGAGTTCAGCCGATGTGGCGCGACGTTCCACCGGACTAGCCTTCCTCGTGCGCGCGTCGTCGCTGCTGCAAATGCGATAGGCCTCGTCCCAATCTTCGACCTCGCCGTTTTCCATAAGTTCGGCGATGCATTCGAGGATGTCCTCGTCGTACGGATCGGGTGTCTGCATGGTGGCTCACGCGGTGTTCAAATCTTTCATCGCGGCGAAACTCTTGACTTGTCGGATCGCTATGTCGGCGGTCAGCATTCCTCTGAGCAGAATGTTGCCTTTCGAAAATGCCGTCGACTCAAACGGATTGATCAGCAGATCGAACTCGGACCAATAACCAATCAACAAATCGCTCCAATTGCCGAAGATCAGCGCCGACAGGTTTGTGCCGGTGCTCTTGGTCAAGTTCGACGGTACGTTCTCGGAAATCTGCAGCGGATAGCCCGCGAGCGTTCCGGCACCGGGATCGGGGATGATGAAGCTGCTTGACGTGTCAGCGCTCGACTTCAATGTCGTCGCCGCTTTGCCGATGACTTTGCTGTTAGTCAAAAAGCCGAGCGAGCCGGTTAATGCGTTCGCACCAGCAACACTAGTGATCAGGCTCACGACGTTTGGATAGGTGATCACTCCGCCAGTCGTGCCGCTCGATACGTCGCCGATGCCGGTGGTCGCCAAAATTCCCGTTGGTTGATTGGTGCCACCGCCCTGAATCGCGGCCGCATCCAGTGCAGCGGCGAGCAGTTGTGCAAAATCATCACGGAGAATTTGCTCCACGTCGGGGCTCGATTGCATAACCATATTTCGGCTGACTTCGGTGATCACACCGACATGTTTGGGCGTCAGACTTATTTTGTCGAATTGTGTATCGCTCGCCGAGATTGCCGAATTTTCTGCCACCCATGCGCTCGCTGCGCTTGCCTTCAACCTCGGTATGTCGACATTGCCAACAAGGTTAGACAGAACGCGCGCCCCAAGTTGGCGCACGCGCATGCTGACTCTCAGAATGTCGATGAACTGACCGCCCAACAAATCGGTGGCGATGATGTTACTGCCGGGACCGCCAGCCGGGAGCGCGGTGGTAACGACGCGCTTTTCAAAGACCGTCATCGGCACCAGCGTGCCTTGTGCGGCGCGACCAGAGCGCTGCGCAAGCTCGGTGCTTATTTCCCTCTCGCTGCCCGCGTCGACATTGGTTCCGGGAATTTGCGCGGCGATTGCCTTCAGCAAAGAGAATGATCGACAGCGGTCCTCGAAATTCCCGTCGCCGCGTCCGTGGTGCAGGATTGCAGGCGCTGATCGCGTTGCTTCCTGAATATCGGCGGCACGCTGAATCTGCCGGTCGAGACCGGCAAGTTCACCCTTGAGTTCTTTGTGCCGCTTGTCCTCGGCGGCGGCGTAGTCGCGGTTTTCTTTTTCGGCTGTGTCGTTAATCGCCTGCATTTCAGAAACGCAGTGCGCTCGGCGTTCCTGAAGCTCATGAAGCTTCATGGCCATTGCCCTCCATCTGGCCGGTCGTCACCGGCATGGGATCAGCGCGCCTCACGGCGGGCTTCCAAATGCGGAATATACTCCCATCGGCTACGTCTCGATAGTGATAACCCCGCGTGACTCGTAAACCGATACGCGCTTCGGCGGCGTGCGGCTGGCGCTCCCCATGGCCATCATCGCCGCGACCACGCCGTCGATATGGCCAATAGCCCGTTTTTTGGATGGCTTTCGGTTGCCAGCCGGGTCCATCTCAATGGCCACGTTGCTCACCTGCCAGCGCAGGATCGGGTGGCCGCCGTGGTGGATGCGTTTGTCGAGCACGGCTGCCTCTAGCAACTGCACGGCGGGTGCCATCGAAACGAACCCTTGCCCGTATTCTTCGAGCGGCAATTCGACACCTTCCTCGGCGCATTGCGCGGTGAAAGTCTTGATGAAAGCCCGGTCATAAGCGACGGCGCGCAGATTGTATTGCGCCTTGATCTCGGCCAATCGCCGGATGATCGCCTTGAAGTTGATCGCCTTGCCCGGTGTCGTTTCCAATAGGCCGAGTTCACGCCAGCGCCGGTAATGACCGCCCTCTTTTCTGTCGCGGTCGAGCAATCCACCCTCGGGCAACCAAAAAAATGGCAACACCGATCCGTCGTGCGGCCAGTACAAAACCAACGCGCTCATGTCGGTCGTTTGGGATAAGTCGAGTCCGGCGTGACACGGTTTGCCAGCGAGCGATTTCAGATCGAGCGGATCGGCGCAGGCCATCCAATCCGCGTCGGAAATAAACTGGACGTTGGCGTCGATGCGTTTATTGAGCCGCAAGTTTTCAAACTTGCTGCGGAAACTTGGCAGCCGTTTGGCCTGTGCGGCCTGCGCGCGGAATTCACTCAGGTCGAGAAATTTGCCGAGCGCCTCATTGCAGGCAAACCACGTGCGCTCGTCGTAGATATCGGCATCGTTCGGCGCGACGGCCAATTGCAGATAGACGGCAGGGTCGACGCCGAGCAATGCGTCATCGATCATCTGCGACAGCGGGTGCTGATCGTTCGCCGCTTGCGTCGAAATGATAACGCCAAGGCTCTCGGACCTCTTGCCCATTGCCGTGCGTAGGTTATCGAGCAAGTCGGAATTCGGTGCCTGCGCGAATTCATCGAACACCCAGAACGATGGTGCGAGACCATGCGCGCGTTTGTCGTCGGCGCTCAGGCTTTCGTAGACGCTGCCAGCGCCCTCACCTTCCATCACTTCGATGATTTTGCCGTAGCGCTGCAGATTGCAGCGCGCCTCAAATTCGGGGACCGCTTCGATGATCGCTTTCATCTCCGCAAAAATCAGTGCTGCTTGCAGCTTATTATAGGCGCAGGAATAGACCTCGCCACGCCGCGCTTCGCATTCGGGGCCGAGCAGGTGACATAACGACAAGGCAGCCAGCAAGCCTGTTTTGCCATTGCCGCGCGGTTCGCTCTTGATCGCAATCTTGATCCGGCGGCGGCCATCCTTCGCCACGCGACCATAGATGGCGTCGATGAATTTGCGTTGCCCCGGCAGCAGCCGCATTTTCTGCCCGGCGAGAATTCCCTTGGTGATCGGCAGGGCTTCGAGGAAGGCAATGACGCGCGCCACGCGGGATCGTTTGCGCTTCCACGCGGTGGCGACCGGGTTGGCGACCGGTTTAGCGGCGCTTCTTTTCCTCGCGCCAGCGCCACGCAATCCCATG